CCTCGTACTCTGAACCAGCTCTTCGTCGGTTTGGTTGATGCCTTCGTCAGCAGCGAGAGCATCAACCATGAGGTATTGGCCCGAATGGCAATGCAGCAAATACTTCAGCTACCTGAAGAAACTTTGTTGAATTTGCGTTCTCAGTACCCTTCCACCACCCCCTAGGTAGTACAGTACCAACGCTTTACCAACCTCTATGCTCACCATTCTCTCTGCTACACAAGTCCGCACTCTGTCGGACAGCATCAAGACAATCCAGGGCATCCTAGAGTCGTCCCAGACCGTAAATTTTGACGGGCCCACAACCACCGTCAAAGCTCCAGCACCAGTCAAGCAACGGGAGTCTCAAAGTAAGACTCGTGGGTCTCGCCGCAAGAAGTACATGATGCTGGAGTTGGCACAGGTGCTTGAGATCAAGACCAGGCTGGCTGCGGGTGAGGGTGCTACTGCTATCAGCCGGGATTACAAGGTGCATCTCAGTACGATCAATGCGATTAAGTGGGGCAAGACCTGGACGCATGTAGCGCCAGAGAAAGCTGCCGCTAAGTCGTGATCCTGTGTGATTCCGAGATCCGGGCCCTCTGCGAAGAGGGCCTTGTTGATCCGTACGATCCAGTCTTAGTCAATCCCGCCAGTCTCGATGTGAGACTCGGTGAGAACCTACTGGTTGAGGTCGAGTGGAGTCCGCACATGCAGCCCCACTCGATTGCAGAGCACACCGAGGACAACCCGTTCCTGTTGTTTCCCAAGGAGTTCATCCTGGCGGAAACTGTGGAGACGTTCTTTCTGCCGTCGTTTTTGGCCGGTCAGTTTGCGCTTAAAAGTTCCAGGGCCCGAGCTGGGATTGAGCACCTGATGGCCGGCTACTGCGATCCGGGCTGGAGTGGCTCCAAGCTCACACTGGAACTACAGAACGCCCGGGCTCTGCACCCGGTAGAGCTGTGGCCGGGGATGCGGATTGGGCAGCTGGTGTTCCACGTCATGTCAGCTACGCCTGCGGAGGATTACTCCGTAGTCGGGCACTACAACTTTGACCAACAAGTTACTGCTTCCAAACTATGAACCAGGACATGGTGAATCATCCCAGTCACTACACGGCTGGGCGTATTGAGGTCATTGATTTTATTGAGGACTGCGTTAAGCAGGCGCCCGATGCGGTTGTCGGTGGCCTGCAGTGGCAGGTTCTTAAGTACATAAGCCGCCTGTGGCTTAAGGATGATCCGGCACTAGATGCCGGTAAAGCCCGCTTCTATCTCAATCGCCTGATTAGCACACTGGATCAGCCGGAGTACAAGCAATGAGCGAGCAGTACAAGTTCCAGATGATTCGGTCGGACGACTCGGCTCAGATTCTTACTTGTCATACCACGAAAGTTGTGGGGGTAAAGGCAAGCGATGTGATTGAGTCCTTCACCGACTTTTTACAGTGCTGCGGGTATCACCGCACCACAATTTTGGGTGTCTACCAGCGATTGAGTGATGAGTTGTCCGAGTTGTAAGTCCACGAATGTTCAGGTAATTGACAGCCGGCACTGTACGGATGGTAGATGGCGAAGACGGTATCGCTGTAGCGCCTGTTTAGAAAGATGGACCACCTACGAAAGTACGGGTCTTAACCACAAACGTGCGTTGTCGCCTACTGAAGCTGCCGAGGTGATCTTGTCAGGAAAGAGCACTGTGACGTTGGCCGCCGAATACGGCGTTACTCATCAGGCTATTTCGCGGATACGTTTGGGTCAGGTTTATGCCGAGGTCCATTTCCACCTGGAGAAGCAAGGACACAGGCTGCCTAGCCACAGCAAAAAGCTGTGCATCGACTGTCAGCACTGGGGTAGGTACGGATGCAGCTTTGGCTTTCCTGATGCCGGCGACGACTTTGCTACGGATTGTGACTTATACGGTCCCTCCTAGGGGGACTAACCTGCTACAGTAAACAAGTACGCCCTACCAGAGGCTTCAGACCATGACCAACGATTTTGCGGCAGTCTCCACGCTGGTTGCCGAGTTCCAGGACAAGCTGAAAGTGATTGTTGAGCGGGATGGGTCGCGCCACATGATGGACGCCCATATCGACTTCAGCACGATGGGTTTGCTTGAGGATGAGTTGCTTCCCCTGCTGGAGCAGGTGATTGCCTCCATCGAGTACGAGCCTTCTGATGAAGAGATGGGCGGGGAGCCTCCGATCACCATGGCTGAGATGCACTCGGCTGCTCATGCTCAGCACATGGCCCTCCACAACTGAGCAGATATGAAGTACCTACAAGGAATCGAGCATCTGCACACCCTGTTCAATGCCACCACGGTGGCGTTTGACTGTGAGACGACCGGCCTTCAGCCGGTTTACGGGGGGTTACGTTTATTGCAGTTGGCCGCACTGGATCGAATGCCAGTGGTCATTGACTGCTGGGATTTAGAGGATCACCACTGGCAAGATTTGGAAGAGTTTTTCTCCATCAAGCGGTACTGGTTAGCCCACAACGCCGTGTTTGATCTGGGTTGGCTGCAGGAGCATGAGCTGTACCCGGAGGGGGACGTACTTTGCACCATGCTGGCTAGTCGGATTCTTACCAATGGGCTACCCAACCTGAAGCACGGACTCCAGCACGTCGTAAAGCGTTACCTAAAGCTGGAGATTTCAAAGGAAGGACAGAGAAGCGATTGGAGTGGTGACCTAACCCTTAGCCAACTTGACTACGCCGCCTATGACGTGGAGTTGTTGACCCAGTTGGATGGGCCGATCAACCAGCGGATGGCTGAAGGCAATCTACACAAGGCTTGGTTCTTGGAGTGCAAGGCATTGCCGACCATGGCGCAACTGTGGCGCACTGGGATGCCTTTTGAACGTCTAGCTTTGGAAGAGTTGAGCCAAGAGCTAACAGAAGACCATAAAAGGCTTCGTGAGGCTTTTATTTACAATCTTGACGAAGCTTTGCCCCCTGAAAACAAACTGCCTAGAGAAAACGAAGAAGTACATGAAGAGACGCAAAAGCGTACTTACTACAGTCCTTTCAGAGACTTTAAGCGGCTGGAATGGTTACGAGACAAAGTTACTGAAATGGGACACGATGACGAGAATTATGAACGTTGGTATGCAGAAATAAGTGCTTTAGAAGAAGCGCCAGATTTAGTTAAAACTGTATCTGTGCCTACCGGTGATATAAATACACGCCCTAAGGCTGAAGGTAGTAAAAGGGCTGGTACATATAGACCTGCAGGATTTAATCTAAATAGTCCTAAGCAGTTGCTGGAGGTTTTTACGACGTTGATAGGCACTATTCCGGTAGACAATACGGGGAAACCTAGTGCCAGTCGGGCTGCCCTACGCGAGTATGCAGGGCACCACAAGGTTGTGGCTGAGTACCTGGCCTGGAAGCGGGTGGAGAAGCGGCGCCAGATGGTGGAGGCGTTGTTGAAACACCTTGGTAGCACTGGATTTATTAAGGCTAGTTACATGCAGTTGGGGGCAGATACGGGGCGCATGTCCTGTATTGGTCCCAATCTTCAGCAAATCCCTCGGGATTCCAGGTTTAGGGCGTGTGTAAAAGCTCCAGCCGGGTGGAAACTGGTAGTGGCGGACTACGCCCAAATGGAGTTACGGCTGGCAGCCGCCGAGGCCGAAGATCCGTTGATGATTCGTGCTTTTCAGGATGGCTTGGATCTGCACACGGTTACGGCGATGCAAATTTATGGAGTACCAGAGGATGAAGTCACTAAAGAGATGCGCCAGATTAGTAAGTCTGCGAACTTCGGTCTGTTGTATGGATCGGGAGCCCGAGGACTACGCAACTATGCAGCGGGAATGGGGGTACAAATGGATCTCGATGAAGCTGGTGAGATCCGCGCCAAATTCCATGCCGCATATACAGGGATCAGCCGGTGGCAACGCGAAAATGCTGCACAAGCTAATCGCGGTCGTACTGATGCCGCTATCCGCATTCGTAACTCCGGGTTGCGGCGGATTCTACCGGGCGACTACAACTCGCTTACGGTCCGCTCCAACACGCCCATCCAAGGTGCCGGTGCCGCAGTGCTCAAGCGCACTCTT